CCCCCCCCTATGGAACCCAAGGAACCCAATGGGCTCTCAGGGAACCATAGGGATTATCCAGTAGTAGCAAATTACCACCCCTTAGAGAAACCTCTGAGGGACACCATAGGGGACCATAGTGTCCTAATGGTTACCTACGGGGAACAGAAGTTTGTAGCTAGTAGCTAGCAACTGCAATCTTCTGTCCCTCAGAGCCGCCTAGCGGCGACCTCACCCCCCCCTCATTCCACTGTCCACTTTAGGCCCCCCAATGGGCCCCATGTTACATAGGCCCTTCCTATTCTATGCCTTTAGAGACTGCCTCCCACATTTCTGAGCTTGTTGCCTCCAACCCTGCCTCTTCGGACGGCCTCAACCAAGCTGACGACCATCTGCGGCTGATTAAGCAGGTGCTGCTGACTGATATTGGCGATGCCTTTCATGGACAATCGCTGTCTGTCATTGACGGTACCGCCTCTGTCCCCTCAATCGGCTTCCAATCTGACAACACTGCTGGCTTCTACCGAAAGAACACTGGCGAGACTGCTGTAGTCGGAAGCCTGACAGGCCAAGGCCCTGTTCCTATCGGCACTGTCATCATGCACGCTGCCGCTGCTGCCCCCGCAGGCTACCTGTCGTGTGATGGCCAAGCTGTGTCCCGTGCGACTTACCCGGGGCTGTTCACGGCCATCGGTACCCTATGGGGCCCAGGCGACGGCAGCACGACGTTCAACGTCCCTGATTTGCGTGACCGCTTCCCCCGGCACGCTGGCACCGCTGCGGGCACTGTAGGCACCAAGCAGGCCGACCAGAACAAGACGCACACGCATACTGGCTCCGGTACCACCGGAAACGAGAGCGCGAACCACACGCACCCCTTCAGTGGCACGACCGGCAACGACAGCCCTGACCACACCCACAGCTCCTTGAGCTACATGGGCGGTGCGGGTAACGCAGGCGGTGCTCCGGGCGGCTTCCCCGGTGGTCTGACCGATGTAACTACTGGCGCATCGACGCGACATCAGCACCCCTTCAGCGGTACCACGGGCATCGAGAGCGCCGTGCACACACACCCCTTCTCGTTCACAACCTCTAACGGCTCCGCAGATGGCGCCGAGACCCGCCCGCTGGCCGCAACGCTGCTCTTCTGCATCCGCGCGTTATAAATCCCCAAGGACTACCAATGCCCATTGTGAAGCTCCGAAACCTCGGAGCCCAAGGGGTCATTACTGACCAAGACCCCTACGCTCTTCCGGTGGGCACATGGTCGAGCGGTGTCAATGTTCGTTTCCGCAACAACAAGATCACCCCGGCCCCTGTCTTCCGCACTGTCAAATCTCCACTAGCTGAGCCTGATCCTCGGTACTCGTTCACAGCGGGTATCGGGGAGAGCAACAACGATATGTTCATCGGCTACCTGTCTGGCAACGTCTACTTCTACGCCAACGGCACCGAGACGCTATTCAGCCCGCCCGGCTATTTGAACACCTTTGCTGAGACCAACTGGACCAGCTGGACCATCGGCAACGTTGTGTACGTCAACCGTGCAGACAGGCCCCCGTGGTACCTACTGCCGACCGCATCTAACTTCGCGGACTTGAGTGCAGCTACCTACGCGACCCCGGCAGATGCTTGGGACCCGACTTGGCACACGCGGATTATCTCGCAGTGCTCCGGTTTCATCGTCGCCCTGAATGTAACCAAGGGGGCCTCCTCGTTCCCCACGATGGTCAAAACATCCTCCCCTGTCCTTGCTGATCAAATCCCTGCCTCTTGGGACATCACCAATCCGGCGACACTGGCTACCGAGAACATCCTTCAGTCGATGGACGGGCCGATCACAGACGCCTGCTCCCTTGGACAAGACCTGATCATCTATGGTCAGCGGGAAGCTTGGCGTATGCACGCCGATGGATCTGTCTTTGTGTTTAGCTACACCAAGCTAAGCTACGCAAAGGGCGTGCTAAATACCAACTGCTCAATCGAGCTAGACGGCAAGAATTACTGCTTCGGTATTGACGACATTTGGGTTCATGATGGCATCTCCGAGCAGAGCCTCGTGGACAACTCTGTCCGCGATTTCATCTACGGCTCCCTGAATATCTCGGAGGCCGGACGCTGCTTCGTACAGTACAACCCGCGCCTGAATGAACTCTACTTCGCCTACGTGTCCGGCGATGCACTGACGAACTTCAAGAACGTCAAGGGCTGTAACCGCGCGGCGGTCTACAACATGTCTACCCAGACGTGGACGTTTGACGACTACCCGTCAATCTTCAACACAGACAACGGCCCTGTCTCCAACATTCTGACCTACGCTACCGTGACTGACAGCTATGCCTCTATGGGAGGTTCGTATCAGGATCAGGAAGACGGCGGAAAGCGCATCACCGTAGCTGTTGGTGACGCCAATCCAGATTTCGGACTCACTCCGTCCCTGTACGCAGTGGACGTAGCTGGCCCCGGTTCTGTAGCGCCGTATCCAGTAGACCCTAACGCCACTGCTCCGGTTCAGCTGGAGCGCGTGGGTATCGACCTGGACGAGCTGGACGCCAGCCTGAGAGACTACAAGCTAATCAGCACCGTGTACCCCCAAGCTCGGGTGGATACAACGGGAGGCAATATGCTTCAGGTCTCCATTGGCGCATCCGACAACCCCAACGACCTCGCGCCAACCTACGCCCCCTTCCAGCCCTATGACGGCGTTGCGAAGCAAAAGCTAGACTTCAACATAGCTGGGCGGTGGGTAGCTATCCGACTCCGTTGGACTGACTTCCGAACCTTCACGCTGACGGGCATCGACCTGGATGTCAAAACGCAAGGACGCCGGTAATGGCCGACACGACGCCAGCTAAACTTGTAACCTTTGTCCCTCCCCCGCAGCCTACGCTCGGCGGGGACCAACTGTACCTTCAGCAGCAGCTGGCGGCCATCTCAAGCGCGCTATCAACGCTCAATGCAGCGATCCGCAAGTTAGAGGCGCGTCTTGCAGCCGGAGGGCTTTAGCCACGTAGCTTACCACAAGGTATTCGAGAACGAGTACGCAGTGTGTGAGCTAGAAGAGATGCGGAGACCCTGCGACGGGGCGTCCATGCTCATCATCCACGCCAATCTGGCGCGGTGGTCTCCGCGCATCCTCCGAGAGTGCCAGAAACAATGGGCACTGTTTCGGCCAACGATTCCTCAACACATATTCGCTTACCCGCTCGTGCCTGATGCTCGATGGGAAAAATTCATTAGCTACTTCGGCTTCGTTCCGCTCATTCCAGCGGCCCCGTGTAACGACGGGACGGTGAGGCCCATTTGGATCAACTATGCCCGGCCCCAGCAGCACCACGAACCAATCCCAGAACAGTAACACCAACTACAGCAACACGGCCACCTCGGGCCCCGGCTTCCAGCCGCAGGCCGATGCGCTTACCAATGCCTACAATCAGGCGGGCGGCGCGCTGGCTAACGCACAGTCTGTCAAAGCGCCCACTGGCACCGCTGCCGACCTCACTGGCAACGGCGCGCTGTCGAGCAACGGCGTCAACCTGTCTAACAGCGGTACCAACGCGGCCTCTTCGGGCCTCGGTGCGCTGACTAATTACAACGCAGGCAGCACGAACAACCCCCAGGCGATTAGCGCCGCAGCTACGCAGTTCGCCAACGGCCAGAACATCGGGGCCCAGACCGACGCCGCTATGCAGCAGGCGCGGGAGCAGGTACGCGACGTTACGCTGCCGGGCATCCAGCAGAACGCGGCAATCGGCAACAACACTAGCAGCTCGCGCAACGGTATCGCGCAGGGCCTCGTGGAGCGCTCGCTCGCTGAGAACGCGCAGAACACCTACAACTCTCTGTACGGACAGGCTTACGGCAACGGCCTCAACCTCGCGCAGACGCAGGCGAACAACAACAACGCCGCGAACCTCAGCGCAGCTAACTCAGCGGCGGGCCAAGGCACCAATGCGGCTAACTCTGGCTCTAATGTGTACGGCGGCGCCCTGAATAACACTGGCACCGCAAACAACATCAATCAGGGCAACTACAACAACGGCGTCGGTAACGCTTACTCGGCGCTGCAACAGTACATGAACCTGATCGGCGGCACCAATTGGGGCACGACCACCACGTCTAGCGGCAACTCGCAGACGCAGGGCACGGGCACGAGCACCACGCAGAACAACCCCGGACTGCTCAGCAACATCAGCAGCGGTATCGGCCTCCTCGGCGCGTTCCTCTAAGGCTAGCTAATGGCATACGACACAGATTTCTATAACACCTACTTGCCGTATGCGCAGCAGGCTTCCCAGCGCACCGGTCTCGACCCGCGCTTGATCTTGGCGCAGTCGGCTATTGAAAGTGGCTGGGGCAAACACGCTCCCGGCAACAACATGTTCGGCATCAAGTCGCACGGTCAGCCGGGCGGCAACACGCTCGGTACGACTGAGTACGGCCCCAATGGAGCCTATCGCACCACTGATAGCTTCCGCGCCTACGACCACCCGGGCGATAGCTTCGGTGGCTACGCTGACTTCCTACTGTCCAACCCCCGCTACAAAGACGTGATGGGCGCGCAGGGCCTTGAAGCCCAAGCGCAAGCCCTCGGTAAATCCGGCTACGCGACCGACCCCAACTATGGGTCTAGCGTGCTCTCCCTAGCTAACAGCTTCCCTGCCCCCGACGGCAGCGGTGGAGTAGCGGCGATCAACAGGGCAGCTGGCGGCGGCCAACAGCAGCAGGCTGCATCCGGCACTCTGGCCTTCTCAGGCGACAGCGACGGCAGCGGCAAGCAAGACAACCGCTTCGGACTCGGTGACCTCTTCGGAGCCAGCGACGAAACCAAGGCAAAGATGCACGGCATTGGCGCCCGATTGGTGCGTGCAGCTGCTGCGCTCTCTGCTGGCGTCAACCCCAGCCAAGCCGCGCAGTTCAATACGCTCGGCAAGAGCCTCGAAGAGCAGAACAAGACCGACTACCAGTACATGATGGGCCCCAACGGCCAGTTGATCAAAATCAACAAGGATACTGGCGCGGTCAACTTCGCTACGCTCCCGGGCGGCGGTAAGGGCAGCTTCGGCGTTGTGATGGGCAAGGACGCTAACGGCGCACCTACGCCTATTGGCAAAATCAATCACAGCACTGGCGAGTTCACACGCTATGGCTCTGAAGGTGGCAACTCTGCCACGGCGGGCCCGCCCATCGGCGGCGACCCCAACTTGACCGGCCAAGAGCGCCTCGACAGCATGTCTCCCGAAGACCAGCGTGAAGTCACGGCGCTGTTAGAAGGTCGTGGTCAGCCGCTAACTTCGCTAAGCCTCCGCGATCCGAAATTGCGCGCGCGTTATGAAGCGGCTCGGGCCGTAGACCCCTCGTTCGACACGGCAAAGTACGCCGCGCGTCAGAAGACGGTTGGCGGGCTGGCGCAGTCCACCCCGGGCAGCCTGGGTGGCCAGCTGGACAGCAGCGCGGCTATGATTAGCCACGTTACCGATTTGGCTGACGACTATATCAAGCTGCACAACAGAGGAGGCTACGGCGCCTCGCTCCTGAACGCAGGCAAGAACCTGACAGCCGCAGCAGGCAGCGAACGCGACCAACTTCTGAAATCTATCGCCACCCACTCCATGAACTTCTCAGGCGAAGTCACGAAGCAGCTTTCTGGCGCCCCCGGTGGGCAGGAAGAAAGACAGCGGCGTGTTGACTTGATCAACCAGCCCAACGGAGCACCTTCGACGCAAGCCGCTGCTCTGGAAGCCGAACTCATGGATGCGATCAACAAGCGTCAAGCGACATTGGACCGCGTGAAAGACACCATGGGCGAGGCTTTCGTTACGCAGAATCCCCGCTTTGCGAAGCAAGAGGAAGCTCTGGCTAAGGCGAAGCAGAAGCTGGAAGAGCTCCGGCGCGGCCCCGCTATCAAGGACGCACCCGCAGCTAAACCTGGCGCTGCCCCCTCTAGCTGGGAAGACGCACAGAAGGCCGGTTGGAAATAACTAGGACATAGAATGCCTACTTTCGATTTTACTGCACCTGACGGAACGAACCACTCTATCGAAGGCCCGGAAGGCGCAACGCGAGAGCAGGCATTCCACATGCTACAGCTCAAACTTGGTGGCGCAGCTCCGGCTGCTCCCCAAGAGAGCCTCGGCTCCGACGTAGCTAAAAGCGTCGGCTCCGGTCTCGCTAAGGGTACCGCTACGGTCCTCGGTCTCCCCGGTGACGTTGCGTCCCTCGCGCACGCTGTAGCGCCCCAGAGCGTCATTGACGCAGTTAAGGCCATCCCCGGCGCCAAGGCTGTCTATGACCACCTCCCGGGCTCACAGGCTGTCCTCGACAGCGCCTCTGATCCCGTGGTCGATCCGAACTACCAGCCCCAGACGGCGGCCGGTCGCTACTCGCAGGCCATCGCTAAGAACGCGGGTCCCGGGCTCGTGACGGGCATGGGCGTCCCCGCGACACTCACGGGCGCCGTAGCGGGCCAAGCGGCCTACGATGCCACCGGAAGCCACCTCGCGGAAGCGGGCGGCAACCTCGCGGGCGCTATCGCTGCTCCGCTGGCCCTCGCTCGTGTCAGCCGACAGGCAATGATGCCTCTGCATGACGCAGCGCAGGTCAAGGCGGCCTCTAACGCTGCCTACGCTGATCCGCTGCTCCGAGATACCACTATTACCCCACAGGCCGCGCAGAACGTGGCTGGCGACATGAGCGCGGCATTAGCTAACGCCCGCTCCCGCTTCGCTCCGGCACAGGCGCCGGAAGTCCATGCTGCAATTGACAGCTTGGCGCAGCGCGGCCCCACCATAGGCCCTCCTGCTCCCGTCAGCATCGAAGACCTCCACAGCTTCCGCAAGACGCTGGGGACCATCGGCAAGCAGACGCAGGACTTCAAGCCCACGGAGCAGGCTGTTGCCGCAGGCACGGCTAAGCGCGTGCTTGATCGGTACTTGGACAACATCCCGTCTCGCGACGTTGCGCAAGGCAACCCTATTGATGCCGTGCAGTCCCTCCGGACAGCCAACGCCAATTGGGCCGCACAGTCGGGCGCTAAGAAGGTTGGAGACTTGATCGGCAACGCCATTGAGTCCAACGCCTCCTCGCACTCTGCAATGAACCTTGGCAACAAACTACGCCAGACGTTCGTACCGCTGCTCAAGAACGACGCAGCTAAGCTGAGAGGCATGGGCCACGGCGATGACGTGATCGACGCTGTTCGACAGGTTACCCAAGGCGACTTCACGACTAACGCACTCCGCAAGGCCAGCAACATGCTCGGCGGCGGCGGCGGTATCGCATCAACCGTTATCGGCCACGGCATCGCCAGTGGCGCGGGTGGTGCGGCTGGCTACCAAGAAGGTGGTCTCCCCGGCATGGTCGCAGGCACTGTCCTTGGTGCGGCCCCAGGTCAGCTACTCCGCATTGCAGCTAATCGGCGCACACTCGACGCCGCGAGGCGCGTACAGGAGAACCTGCTTTCGCGGGCACCTGTCAACGCAGGCATCGTAGCGCGCAACAACGCAGCTAGGCTGGCTAACACACACAGGTACTCGCAGGCGGTCGGCAGTAACGGTATACCCAACGTGCTGCTACAGGCGCTGATGTTGAACCAGAATGGCCGAAACTAAATTCACTAAAGAGCAGTGGGCTGACCCAGAGTACCGCGCTCGAATGAAAGAGCGGGACGCCAAGACCAAGCAGATGCGCAAGGATGATCCTTGGGCCATTAAGTCTTGGGGCGTCCCGCAGAACAAAAAAGGCAAGAAGACACCCGCAGAGCGCAAGGCCGCAAAGGCCAAGGCCATCAAGCAATGGCGCGCTGCCCACAAACTTGCCGACAAATATTTGGATTACATGAAACGCACAGACCAAGCACCATCCGATATGGACGTGACAGTCGTGGATAAGCCGGGAGTTATCCCCCACACCGAAATGGTTGTACCGGATAGCGACGAAGAGAAGGCCGTATTGGCCCTCCGAGAGCTGTTCCTATTAGCTATCGGCCCGACTGCAATCCCAGAGAAGATCAAAGCAGCTAACGCTGTACTTGCTTACACCAAACCCAAACCGGAGAGCAGCACTAAGGTGCGCGTTGAGAAGGCTGAAGACTTCCTCGACCTAATCGCGGAAGTACGAGCCCCTAATGACGATGACGCCGAAGCAGATTGAGACGCGAAAGCGCCTCCGCGATGACTTCGCCTTTTACTGCCAAAACTGCGTAAAGATCAGAACCAAAGACGGCACCATTGCCCCGCTGATCCTCAATCGAGTGCAGAAGCGTTTTGCCGAGCGGATCATCGATCAACAGGAGGCCACAGGCAAGGTCCGCTTCGTTGTCGTCAAGGCACGACAGCAGGGACTGAGCACCGTTATCTCCGCATGGCAGTATTGGTGGCTTAGCCAGCGCAAGGCCCAGAAGGGTCTCGTTATGGCCCACGTTGCCGAGAGCACCACGACGCTCTTCGACATGTACCACCGTATTCACCAGAACGTCCCGAAGATTGTCCAGCCGTCTACTAAATACTCGTCCCGTACTGAGTTGGTGTTCTCTGCGCTAGACAGCGGTTTGCGAGTGGCTACGGCGGGCGGCAAAGGCGTTGCTCGCGGCGAAACGTTTACCACTGTCCATCTGTCCGAGGTGGCCTTCTGGCCCGACACGTTCGCACAGAACAACTTCAACGGTCTCATTCAAGCCGTGCCCGACAAGCCAGGTACAGCTGCGTTCCTTGAGAGCACAGCTAACGGTATGACCGGCGTGTTCTACGAGCAGTACAAAGTCGCCAAGAGTGGCGAGAGCGGCTACGAGCTGTTCTTCAGCGCGTGGGTAGAGAGCGACGATTACCGCGACTCCACTGTCCCCGCCAACTTCGTGCGGGTACCTGAAGAGGAAGCCATAGTCGAGCTAGCTAAGCGGCTCTACGACATCGACGTGGACAACGAGCAGCTGTGGTGGCGCAGGCGAAAGATTGCCCTCAACGGCGCGGACATGTTCAAGCAGGAATATCCGCTGACCCCCGAGGAAGCATTCATCTCGACCGGCCGCCCTATCTTCAATCCCGACTACATCGTTGAGCGACTGAAGACCCCTAAGACGCCGATCAAGACGATGGCTGTCGAGGAGGTCTACGACCACGATACTGGAAAGCGATTACCGCTACGCAAGCTACGGGAACATCCCCGAGGCGAGCTTAAGGTCTACCGCGAACGCGACCCGAAGGAAACTTACACCATCGGCGCCGACGTGGGCATGGGACTACGAGCGGGCGTCAAAGGGCGCCCCAGCGATCCCAGTGTTGCGCAGATTCTCGATAGCCAGCTACGGCAAGTCGCGGTGTGGCGCGGCACTGTTCACCCTGACGTGTTCGCTGACATCCTTATAGCGCTCGGTTACCACTACAACGAAGCCCTGCTCGTTCCTGAGCGAAACAACCATGGCCTTGTAACTTGCGTAGAGCTAAGGGACCAGCAGTACCCTAACATCTATTTGGATGTGACTGAGGGTACCGTTGAAGTCGATAAAGAGACATTGAACCTCGGCGTTTTTACGTCCGAGAAGACGAAGCCGCTGATGATCGACAAGCTTCGCGCCTTCGACCGTAACAAAGAAATTGAAATTAACGACACGACTACCCTCGAAGAGATGCTTCAATTCGTCGTAACCGAAAGCGGTAAGATGGAGGCGGAAGGAGGCGCGAACGACGATACAGTCATGGCGCTAGCATTGGCGGCATATGCCAGCGAGGGGAAATGGACCCCCGTTGAAAACATCGAAGAACTCTACGTCAGAGCCGTCTGATTCCAAGAAGAAATACTACGAGGCGAATAAAGAAGCCATCCTAGCTAAGAAGCGCACGCCTGAATACAAGGCGTATAAGCGTGCCTACGACAAGAAGTACCACGCTGGCAGGAAAAAAGACCCGGAGAAACAGCGCGCTGCGGGGCTGATGCGGCGGTACAGCTTATCAGTGTCGGAATGGGACTCCATGTTCTACCGGCAAGGGTTTTGTTGTGACATCTGCGGCCTGCATGACATCGACTACTCAGGCCGATGGCACACCGACCATGATCACGCCACCGGCGAGGTTCGCGGCATTCTATGCCAGCACTGCAACTCCATGCTCGGCTACGCGCGAGATAATAGTCACACATTGGCACAAGCTATACATTACTTAGAGAAACATAATGGCTAAAGGCCAACTGACTGACGAGGACATCCTCGCTCGCGTCCTGATGAAATCAAAAGACGCCGTAGGTTGGGCTTCTGAGAAGCTGAGCATCGAGCGCGAGAGGGTGGCCAAGTATCTTAATGGCGAATGGCCGAAGCGAAACTCTGAAGGCTCTTCTAGCTTCACTTCGCAGGACTGCTACGACAGTGTGAAAATGCAGCAAGCGCAGCTGTTGGAGGTGTTCGCGACTGGTGATCACATCGCCAAGTTCGATCCTGACAGTCAGATGAATGTTCAGTCTTGTCTCGTAGCTACTGAATATGCGTCCTATTGTATTTTTCGTAAAAATAACGGCTACCAACTCTTCTCTGACATCATCTACAACGGCCTCACGGCCCGCGCAGGCGTAACCAAGGTCTATTGGGAAGAGAAGTACGAGTACAGCGAAGAGAACTTCGGCCCCGTTGACGAAGCTACGGCTTACGGCATCGCCGCACAGGACGATGTTGATGAGTTCGAGGCTACGCAGGACCCCATGACGGGGACCTACAGCGGCACTCTGATCCGCAAGGTGGATTGCAGCAAGGTCTGCATTGACGTGTTGATGCCGGAAGAGTTCCTGATCGAACCTCTGGCCCGCTGCATCGAGAACGCTAGCTATTGCGCTCACCGCACGCCCAAGACGCGCGCGGACCTGATCGACATGGGCTACGACAAGAAGCTCGTGATGGAGCTGCCCGCCGACGACGCCAAGGAGCTTCTATTCTCCCCGGAAGTCTTAGCTAGGACCGGCCCCACCAAGGCAGCAGAGACCTACGACAGCCCCATTCAGTCTGAAATGGACTACCTCGTGTACTACGAGAGCTACGTCCGTATGAAGATTGACAAGGCTAAGGGCGTCCGTCTCTACAAGGTCTGCCACGCTGGTAACAAGCTGCTCGATAAGCCGCAGGAGGTCGATAAGGCCCCCTTCATTGCTTACATCCCGCTGCCCGTTCCCGGCGTCTTCTACGGTGATAACTTCGCTGCCCGCGTAGTGCCCGTGCAGAACGCTAAGACCGTGCTTATGCGCGGCGTGCTCGACCACACAGCCATCACCACCAACCCGCGTTACGCTGTGGTCAATGGTGGCTTGATGAACCCGCGTGAGCTTCTTGATAACCGCCTCGGCGGCATCGTGAACGTTCGGCGCCCCGACAGCGTTACGCCTCTCCCGCAAGCCAACCTTAACCCGTACATCTATCAGACGCTACAGCTGCTCGATACTTCTAACGAGAAGTCTACCGGCATCTCTGCGCTGTCTCAGGGTCTCAACAAGGACGCCATCAGCACCCAGAACTCTCAGGGTCTGGTGGACAACATGATGAAGGCGAGTGGTCAGCGAGCTAAGATTATGGCCCGCAACTTCGCCAACAACTTCCTTGTACCCCTGATGATCGAAGTCATCCGGCTGGCCATCCTGCACGTCAAGCAGCCCGAGTTCATCGAGGTTGCTGGTGCTCCGCTTCAGTGCAACGTCCATCAGTGGACCGACCGCAAGACCTGCACCGTTAGCCAGCACTTGGGCTACGGCGAGAAGGACATGGCGGCGGCTGAGCTTTCGCAGGGTTACCAGATGCTGGCTAAGGACCCGGCTATTGGGCACATGTTCGGCCCGCAGCAGCGTTATCAGTTGCTGTCGGACATCGCGAAGCTGAAGAGCTTCACGCGCTGGCCCGCATATCTCAATCCGAATGCACCGCCTCCGCAGCCGCAGCCTGACCCGATCAAGGTTGAGGAAGTGAAGGCCAAGCAGACGGTCGCACAGGCAGCTGTCATGACCGCGCAGAGCGCGCAGGCCAAGGAACAGCGGCTGGTTATCGAAGGTCAGCAGAAGAATGATCTGAAGCGTCACGACCTGACGATGAAGATTCTCGACCACGACCGGACCAACAACCGGCAGGACGCTGACACGGCACACCGCATCATCCATGACGAGGCTGAGCTTCAGCTTCAGAAGGCACAAACCGCCCTCCAACAGCACAACGCTGAAGAGGACAGGGTAATTAATGCAAGAAAGTCAAACCAACGCACTGCGAGCGGCTCTTGAGCGGGCCGCCGCTACCATGCGTAACTCGGGCTCGAACGTAGGTTCGGGCTCGGGGCTCTTTCCTCCTATGGCCTTCGGCGGGCCCGGGATGTTCGACCCTACATTCATGGCTAACCAACGACAGCCAGGTATGCAGCCGACACCCAGCGAGCAGGTAGCTAACCGCTTCGGCGGGATGCAGCCTCCGTCCGCGATGCCTTCGCCAGCAGAGCAGATAGCATCACGCTTCCCGCAGACCATGGCGCAGGCTCCGGCCCCAGCTGCCCCAGCAGCCCCGGTGCCCATGCCCATGGCGCGGCCCGCAGCTGCACCGCAGGCACAGGCTCAGGCTCCTATGGGCTTCTTCCAGCGCAACGCTGCGATGATGCGCGACCCGGCAACGGGCGAGCTAATCGACCCCTCGGGAGCAGCTAGGGCGCAAGCCGCTATGCCATCCCACGGGACCGGTACTTGGGGCTCCAAGGGCATCTTGCCAAGCATGATGAACCTCTTGGGCGCAGGCACTGGCGCCCCCGGCGTCAACGCCAACGGCTCCATCCAAGGCGCCTATGGCCCAACGTCGGTAGGAGGCGCTCCGCTACAGCAGGCGCCGCAGCAGCAAGACCAAGGCGGCCTGATCCAGCGGATGCTTGGCTACCTCGGAAGCAAGCAAGGCTAACAATGGCTGACGGCATTCTCTTCCGCCGCCCCGAACTGGACCCTACCGACATCTACGCGCGCAACGCCCCCTTCATCAAAGGCACGCCGTCTAGCTACAGCACAACGCTAGGCCCGATGGAGGAGCAGATGTTCAAGGCGTGGGTGGGTAAGAACAACGTGCCGTTCAACCCAAACTCGGTGGACCCCCAGTCAGACTACGACATGCGCGGGTTCTATCGGGGCCTAGTGGGTGGCGACCCCAAGGCCATGTCTGCCATCGACCCCAACGACACGCAAATGCACTACCCGGACTACTGGAAGACGCCTTATCACGAGACGTTCTCCAATCAGAGCCAATGGGCGTTGCCTCACGCGCCAGCTTGGGACGAGCAGGATAAGCTTATCGGCACCAACGGGCGCATCATCTTTGATGATCGACGCGCCAAGAACTGATCGAATGAACGACGACACCGTAATGACCCTCGGGGAGTTCTGCAAAGGACTCCTCGGGGACGAGCGCTTCCAAGCGCTTATCGCGCTATTCGGACAGCAGATGGCTGCCGACATGCTCGCGACCCTGCCCCACGAAGCAAAGAAACGTGAGGGCATCCACGCAGCCTACTCGGGCTTTACCGAGTTCACGAGCCTCATGAGCAAATTTGCTGAGGCTGCCGAGACCCTAGCTAAACAGCAGGCTCTCGCACACGACCCACTTACTGACTGACAGAGCTAACTATCCTTATGGACGTTACTGAAGATTTTGACGACAACGGAATGAATGCCTTTCTGAAGCTCATGGACGCTGAAAAGCCATCCGACGAAGAGCGCAAAGAGGGCGAGACCGAAGCCGATAAGGCAGAGGACACGGAAGCAGAGACCGAAGCTAACGAGAACGACGGTGAAACTGAGGACGGCGAAAGCTCATCCGACGACACCGAAGAGACCGAAGGCGAAACCGAAGAGACCAAGGCGACTGAGAAGAAGTACGCCGACGATGAGGGAACATACGTCAAGGTCAAAGTAGGTGAGGAAGAGCACGAGGTTGCCGTAAAAGACCTCAAGCGTCTGTTTGGCCAAGAGGCCAGCCTGACGAAGAAATCCCAAGAAGTCGCTGAGCGCACCAAAGCCGCCGAGCAGGCACAGGCCAAGAGCCTCGCTGCACTCGACGTAATGGTGAAGCGCGCGCAGGAAGCAGCTAACCCCTATCGGAATGTGAATTGGGCAGCCTTGATGAAGGACCCCACCATTTCCGCTGAGGACGTTGGCGCCCTGCAAGAAGCAGCACGGTCCGCGTTTGAGAACGAATCGTTCCTCACGGGCCAGCTGGACAACTTCATGCGCGAGGTACAGTCGCAGCAGCAGGCCGCACAGGCTGAAGCAGCTAAGGCATGTATCCAAGCGCTCACTGACGACAAGTCGCCAACCTACATCAAGGGTTGGGATCAGAAGCTCTACAACGACATGCGTTCGTTCGCTGTGTCGATGGGAGCTAACCAGCAGATGGTGGACGGTCTGACCGACCCCTCCGCGTTCAAGCTGATCCACATGGCCATGCAGTTCCACAAGGGGACGCAGAAGGTTGTGACGCAGAAGGTCAACAAGGCTCCCAAGAAGATTGTGAAGTCCTCGACCACCGCGACACAGCCCAGCCAGGACACCAACAGAGCAGTCGGCCGACAGAAGGCCGTAGCTAAGCTCAAGAAGTCCGATGGCTCCATGGCTGCAACGCAGGACGCCTTCATGTCGCTGTTTGGCGACGACAAGTAATCTCGCACTACCTAATTAGTTTCAGAAAGACACTTACTTACTATGGCTACTTTTCAGACCTACACTGAAGTCGGTATCAAGGAAAACATTTCCGACATCATCGAAAATATTTCACCCCGTAAGACTCCTTTTATGTCGAGCATCGGCAGCGAGAAGATCCATCAGCCGCTGTTCCAGTGGCAGGAGGACTCTCTCCGCGCAGTGAACGGCACTGCGGCTGCGGCCAACGAAGGCGCCGATCCGGCTGACATCACTGTGGTCCCCACGGTCATGCGCAGCAACCAGAGCCAAATCTTCGTTGAGGCGGTCAAGGTTGCCGGTACCGTTCAGGCGACGCTCGCCTATGGCCGCGCCAAAGAGCTTGCTTACCAGATGAGCAAGACCTCGGCGGCCCTCAAGCGCGACCTTGAGAACGCCTACGTCGGCACTGGTCAGGCCGGTAACGTCGGTTCGGCTTCGTCCTCGACCGCCCGCCTCATGGTTGGCGCGCAGGCGCAGATTGCTGCGGCTAACACGATTAACCTCGGCGCGGCTGTGGCCCTCAATGAGTCGGCGCTGCTCACTCAGCTGGGTGTTGCGTACAACGCTGGTGCGGACCCGACCCGCATTATGATCACCCCGTCGAACTCGATTATCATTGCGGCGTTCGCTGCGGCCTCCGGTCGCTTCCGTACGTTCTCCGGTGGCAAGTCGAATGACATCGTCAACACGGTGAACCTGTACGTCTCGCCGTTCGGTGAGCAGAAGGTCGAGCTGAACCGCTTCCTCAAGGCGAAGAATACGCTGATCTATGAACCGGAGATGTGGTCGCAGGCCACCTTCCGTCCGTGGACCCGCGAGACGCTGGCTAAGACCGGCGACGCTGAGAAGCAGATGATCATCGGTGAGTTCTCGCTGAAGCATAAGAACTTCGCGGCTTCGGCGCAGATCAACGACAACACCTAATAACTAAATTCCTAACCCTAGGGATACGGGAGGGTGTCCGCGACGGCGGCCCCTCCCACCTTATTTATGCCTTACGCATCAAAAGAAGCGGCTAAGGCGTGGCGCGATAACAATAAAGAACAGCGCGCAGCCTACCGCAAAGAATACTACGCTAAAAACAAAGCCAAAGAGAATGCGCGCTATAAGCCGGATGCTATGCGCGCCCGTCATCTACAACAGACCTATGGGATTACCATAGAAGATTGGGATGCACTGTTTCTCTCTCAAGGTTCTGCCTGCGCTATATGCCGGGCCACTGACCCCGGCACTAAGTTGGGTTGGCATGTAGACCATTGCCACAACACACAGGCAGTTCGCGGTATCCTCTGCGGAGGGTGCAATACCGGGCTTGGCCATTTTAGAGACAACAAAGACGCGCTTAGAAGCGCTGTTGAATACTTAGAGAAACATGAGCGCCGAGACGTTCTTTGAAGAACCACAGCTAATCAACTCTCTCATTAGCTTCGACCAAGATGCAGACGGACACAACCTCTACATCAACAACACGCAGGAAATCCCTGACGAGTTTCTCCGCGCACAAGCGGACAAACGGCTAGCTAGCACCAACGAGCGGGCAAGCGACTTCTACGAGGTTGCGCAAATACCCATCGCTGTCGTGGATCACCTCCTCGCCCATTACGGCTTTGATGTCATGAAGGCGCCCATCCGCGAAACGCTCGCGATGCTGAAGCGCTACGAGCTTGACGTCTTCCTCTCCACTTTGAAAACCATCTAATTAGGACGTAAGCGCTGTGAACCTCAGCGAACTGACGGGCCAGTTCTTGGCCCTTATGAACCGCAGCGACCTGAATGCAACTCCGGCGCTTGCGACCACCTTCATTACCCAGTCAATCATGAGGTTGCAGCGCGAGCTTCGCGTTCCCTTCATGGAGAAGATTGTCCGCTACACGATCCCCAGCACCTTCGATCCCAGCTTGGGCCTTGTGATCCCTTCGGACCTTCTTGAACTCATCGACCTCAACGTAGACACCGACAAAGACAACATCCCCGACTACCCGCTACAGCGCGTCCAGCTAAAGGAAGCGATGGTCCGCTCTCAGCTAACAGGCGCCATCCCCCAGGTATTCGCTCGGCGCGGTGGTTACTTTGTCCTCGGGCCCCAGCCCGCTGTGGGCTCTGTTATCGAACTCGTCTACTACGCGGAATTCGCGCCCCTCCTGAACCCCACGGACTCCAACACCATCTCAAGGATCGGTTGGGACGCTGTGGTCTACGGGGCCCTCGCCGCTGCGGCTGACTATTACAACGACGACCGCAGCCAAGTGTTCGAGGCGCGCTACAGCCAGATCACCCAGAACCTTCAGGCCATGGCCGATGGTGACGAGCTGACCGCAGACGCCGCTGTGCGCCCTGCGCTCCTCTTCAACAACGATTGGTCTCAATCTGACGGGATGTGCTGGTGACCCAGAGTTCGTTCTACACGGACCCGCCCAATGTATCGAACGAGCTTACTCCCGGAGGCCGGGGATTCATCCCTGCTCCTAGCTCGTTCTATAAGCCGGGTACCAACACGCAGCCTACAGACGGCAACACGCAGGCCCCTAGCTCATTTTATCCCGGGGACCACGAAGCGGAAATCTAATGAACATCTCTACCAAAGGGCTCATTGAAATCATGAGCCACGAAGGCGTTTGCCTGTCCCCCTATCTCGATAGCGTCGGTGTCTGGACGATTGGCGTAGGCATCACCGCACATGACGGTGTTGTCCCGCAGACCATGGGTACTATCACCATCGACCAAGCTATAGCTATGTTCAAGGCGCGCATCGCTGCCTACGTGGCCCCGGTGCAGAAGCTCGGGCTCGCGCTCAATCAGGCGCAGTTCGATGCTCTCGTTTCCTTCTGCTACAACGTGGGCCCGCAGAACCTAGCTAACCTTTGCCGTGGGCGCTCCATCGCCCAGATTGGCGAGGCGTTCGACCTCTACCACAAGCCTGTCGAAATCACTGAGCGGCGCAACAAAGAGAAGCGGCTGTTTCAGTCTGGCGCCTATTCGTCCAGCGGCAAGGTGCTCGTGTTCCCCGTGAGCGCTGCGCACAAACCGGTTTACAGCAAAGGCTATCAGCTAGACGTGTCCAAGTATTTCGTAATGGGCACCCCGCCCGCTCCGGCGCCTGCCCCTGTGCCCCCGGCTCCTGTGAAGCCCTCGCTGGCCAATTTGCTCAGCATCATCCTCAAGGCCATCCTTGGTCTATTCAAGCGATAACAATGCACCTCTCTGTCGTCTGGGGCGCGCTGAAGGGCTCAAAGCTCTTTCAGGCTGGCGCCCTGCTTATTCTATTCAGCGGACTGGCTGAGGCTTGCGACCAACTCGGGGCCGTGGATTTGTCCTCGGTCCCCTACGTCGGCAACTACAGCCCCGCCATCCTAGCTACCGTTGGTGTAGCTAAGGTGGTCTTCCGGCTGATCGCGTACTTCCTCGCGGCCCGCAAAGCAACGGAGGCGTCGGCATGAGCTGGATATTCAGTCTGCTCACGAGCCTCCCGGGCTTCCTCAACGGCCTGCTCACCTATCTCAACAAGCGACAAGACACAGCTGTAGCTCAGAGCGGAAACGCTAAGGACGTTGGTATCGCAGTTGTCCAGGCGGAAGTGTCCCGGCTCCAAGCTGCGGCCTCCGTGCTGCAAGTAGCTATGGGCCATCCTGTCTTCTGGATTGCTTGGGCCCTCGGGGTGCTCCCGGTGATGCTCTACTACGGCAGCATCTTCTGGGTCAGCACGTTCCCATGGCTGGGCTGGGAAGTCCAAAGGGCTCCCGCTGATGCTCTCGAATTCGCGCACCAAATCACAAACTGGATGTTTGGAATAGCTGGTGCTTCCTCACTCGTAGCTGGTGTCGCGCAGGCATGGGCAAAGAGAATCTAATGGACCACGCAACCAACGCCACGGCAGGCGTCGGCCTCGCGCAGTATTTCCTCGCGCTGCCGCTCGTTAACCCATTCCTACAGACCCTCTTCTTGCTCGTTTCTATCGTGTGGGTGGGGACGCAAATCTATTTCAAATGGTTCAAGAGAGACCCCAAGTAAGTGACTAATAGCCTAAACTCCACTTTCTCCACTTCTCAGACGACGGTGGGCACCGCCCCTGCCCTGATTGTCCCGCAGGCGGCCGGGCGGGAATCGGTAACCATTCAGAACACCGGTACCACTGCCGTGTACCTCGGTAACTCCTCAGTGACCGCCAACACCGGCATCCTTCTTCCGGGTGTTGTCGGCGCCAGCGTGACCCTTAATACCACGGATGCCATCTTCGGCATCGCAGCTACGGGTACGCAGACTGTCGGTGTTGTAGAGATTGGTGGGCCCGGCACCCCGCAGGTTACCCCCATCACGCTGCCTGTGGCCCCTGCTGCCTTCTGGTCAAGCATCCGGCTGTCTACATGGTCAGGCAACGCCTTCCAAGCGCAGCGCATCTCGGACAACGTCACGCAAGACTTCGGTTTTCGCGGGAATGCTTGGGACATCGCGGGCGCCGATGCCTTCGCTCCGGGTGGTTGGCAGTTCAGCAAGGTCTACGACCAAAGCGGCAACGCCAATGACCTTACGCAAGCGACCGCAGCGTCACAGCCCAGCTCTAACGTCGCGGCGGCAATCGGTGGCGCGCGGCCTGTTATCTATGATGGCATCCCCGGCACTAACGCCAAGAGCATGATCATCCCGGCGGGCCTCGTGCTTGCACGCAACGGCTACTCGATGTTTATGTTCCACAACCCGACTGTCAGCTGGGACAGTGATACGTTTTGGGAGTTTACGCTTTCAACTACGGTCCTCTCCTCGCTCTTCACCGATACGGTGCAGCCGGGGCTAGCTATCAACAATGGCGGCTCAGTTCGCACGGCAGGACTTTTCCCGCGCACACTGCCGAGTGCAGTAGGGTACACTTCGGGGGTCGCCGCTCAGACGTTCTATATGAACGGAACGAGTTCGACTGCTTCCGGCGCGGTCCCGCTAACCATGAACTCAGGAGGTCGCGTAGGCGCAGGTGTGCCGGGTCTTAACTTCGTTCTGCGTGGTGACATCTTCTGCCTCTCCTTCTTTACGTCTGAGGTCAGCGCGGCCAATTCGGCAGCCATCATTTCTGCGCTCAATTCCTCCTACAACGCGCGGACATCGTGGCCTAACCGTCTCGTCTACGGCGGCTCCAGCCTCAACGCTGGCAAACGCACCTCCTTCAATCAGGTGCCGCATCGTCTAGCTAATTGGTCTGACTACGAGATTTATAACTTCGGAACGGTCAACGGCCAGACGCTGGCGACGCAATTCGCCAATGCTGCGGCACGAGAATTTACGCTCTTCAACCCGGCGCAGTTCTGCGTACACACTCTGGATGCACCATCTAACGACATTCAGGGGCAGACTTTCACTAGTCAGGCTGACGCTGAGCGGTGGGCAGATGATTTCTTCGGCATCACTAATACGGGGCGAGCGGCCAACACTACGCTCCCGTTCTTGGCTGCTGGTAAGGCTGTGGGCTTCAACAAGGTTATCGTACCTACCTGTATCGCTCGCGGTACGTTCGACGCCAACCAAGAGTTCGCGCGGCGACGCTATAACGCGAATTGCCGCAAATTCGTGGCCGCAAACGGAGGTGCGTTGTCGGATAGGGCGCGCGATCCGCGCCTCTCTACGTTCAGTGACCTGACCTACTTCAACGTGGATCAGATTCACCTGACGGCCTTGGGGTATGCGGTCCTCGCTGCGATTGACAGGGCAGCCTAAGCGCGGCCCAAGGCCCACTCACTTGCCTGCCGAACTACTGATCTAACTAAAGGAATCAAATGGTCCTCGACCTCTCTAAGCTCTCTGACGCTGTCACTAAGGTGGCCTCCGTTGCCACTGAGGCAGCTGCGGCCCGCGCGTCTGTCGAACAGGCACAGGCCGAAATCGACACGCTCACCGCCTCGCTGCTCGCAGCTGTAGGCACCCCGGCTGAGGCCGTTGGCATCTCTGCTGTTGCAGCTGCCCTCGCGCCTGCCCCTGTTGCTACCGCCGTAATTGACACTTCCGTCTCTCCTACCCAGCCCGCAGTCTCCGTCTCGGCTAGCCCGGTTCCTCCGGTGGCTGTGGGTGTAGCTGACACGATGGCCAAGGTTGCCGCCGCTATGGCAGCTAAAGGCTAACTAAAAAATTCCCCCAAGGGTCCTTCACAGGATTTCCTTGGGGGTTTTTTCGTGCGGCACCGTTTGTAGCGCCCGCATAGCGGGGCCTTACGCGGAGTTGGCCTTCCGGCCTTTGGACAGCCTCAGCTACTAGCCTAGCCGCACGTAGTTAAGCGGCCAGCCGCTTCTCTTCGGTCTTCAGCTTGTCGAAGCTGACGCTGACGCTGTAGTAGTCAGAGATACCGTTCCAACGAATGGTCACAGAACCCTTGATGGTGCGGAGTTCATAGAACGTCCACATGGCAGCCTCGTATTCGCCCTCGTTATCCTCAGTGCGCTCTTCAGCAACAAGGATCGGGGTGTCGATCAGGTCTTCCAGATCACCGCAGATATCCTCGATGTAGACGTATTCGCAGCAGTCCTGATGGTGCTGCATGACGAACAAATCGCCATTGTCCATCGCAAACCGCAGTATGTCGTCGCCGCGCTCGATAGCCTTGATGGTGCGGCCCACGAGGACGCCGAAGTCACCGCTGAACCTGTAGTCATAGTCGCTGTAGTAGCTCATGTTACCTCAGTTCAATTTGTTTGCTGGTGGTGCGTCTTTAGCTAGACGGAAGATGCACCCATGCACGTAGCTGACAGTCGCTGCGACTTCGTCAGGCGTTACGTCTGGGTGCGTCTCCATGTACTCTTCGATTAGCTCGGCCATCGACTCGATCAGACCGGGGCACTCGAAGGTTTGAAGCTTCACTCCCACACCCGCGTTGCTCGGTTGGCGTTGATTTTGCGCAGGATCACGTAGGAGTAGGGTGAGCCCGCGCCGTACTCATTCACCCAATCCCTTGCGTCCGCCTCACTGTGGCAGCGTGCGACAACCGCATCCGTTTCGTCACAGATGACCCAGAATGTGTGAGTGCTCATTTGCGCTTGCCCTTGGTGCGCTTCTGGGCCTCCGCAGTGATCTCCGCAGAGGTCATCATGGAGGCGCTGCGCTCCTCCTCCTCGACCGGGAGCAGCACAAGGAAAGCCTTGAGAAGCTCCTCAATGCGCAGGAGCGCATCCAGCATCTGCTGATCAGTCCGCCGCTCGTGATAGGGCGCGTGGTCTCGTTCGCGTTCGTTCATTTCCGTAGCATCCTTGTCTCGAATTCCATGTTGAGGGCCTTAGCTAGCGCAATGGCCTCTCCGTTCTTGAGTTCGTCTGTGACCACATGGGCCTCACAAACGACAACGGACCCACGAGGGGTCCGCTGAGTGTTGTAAGGGCCGGTAGTGGTGCGCTCTGGCGTTGGATCGTTCCAGTCAACCGTTAGCTCTAGCATCAGCTCTCCACTCGCTTCATTTCGGACATGACCTTTACCTCAGCTATGAGGTAGGTGTTGTTGAAGTGATCGTTGTTCCGCTGAGCCTTCTTCATCTGCTCGCGGCACTCATCTTCCGAACCAACGCCGACCACGTTTCCGCGTGACCAGTCGATCAGAATGAACTCAGGTTTCATCGTCATCTCCGAATGTATTCAAGCTATCGAGGTCAATATCGACCACAGGGCCGTCTCCAAGCTGGTACTCGCCCCACACGCCTTCGTAGCTACTGAGGGACAACTGGATGCCAGCGGCGCGCAGGGCTTCCTTAAGAGGGCGGATGGCTTCCGCCTGTCTGTGCATCTCAGCCTCGTACTGTGCCCGCTGGATCGCCCGGAGCCTCTCGGCCTCAGCCGCAGCTGCTTCCATCACAGCCCGCGTCTCAGCCTGCTCCTTGGCCTTCCGCGCGATGTACTCGGGCGTGTTCATGAAGATCAGCAGCTCTCGCTGTTCAGGCGTTAGCTCGCGCATCGTCCCTATCCAGTTTGCAGAACCAGCCCACACCCAGCACCGCGCCCACGCAGGCACACGCGGTCATGTAGTGATCGAGGTAAGGCGCAGCCCACGGGTCAGCCGCAATGATGCCGCCAGCCACCCAAGCCAACAGGCCCGCACCGGCCCACACGAGGATCGGGAAGCGACCAATGACCTTGGAGATGATAGCGGCGCCAGCGATAACCAGCGGGATCGACAGGAGCACCCCGGTAGCCATGAGCAACATGGAGCCATGGGCCAGAGCGGCCACAGCAAGCACGTTATCGAGGCTCATGGAGGCGTCAGCCATAGCAATGGTGCCGATGGCTGCCGAGAGCGTAATGCGGCCCACAGCGTCCCCGTCTTCATCGTTGGCCTCTTCCACGAGGAGCCCATAGGCCACCTTGAGCAGAAAGAGGCCGCCAAGGAGCGACAGGCCAGGTACGCCAAGAAGGAACGCGGCGAAGAATGACATGACGACACGGAGCAGAACGGCCACCGCAGTGCCGCCGATGATGCCCCATTTCTGCTGATCAGCCGGGAGTCGGTTGGAGACGAGTGCGATAACGACCGCGTTGTCACCGGAGAGCAGAAGGTCGATCCACACGATACTGAGTAGCGCGGTCCAGAACATAGTATCCATGATGATTCCTTTGAATGAGATGTAAGCCGCCCCCATCCCCCTCCCGACTTCTACGGGCCGTGGGAAGGTCAACAACCTTTGGGGATGGGAGCGGTGCGGGGCTTTCACCCGCTGCGGCTCCATACAGGCAGAGCCTAGAGCCTCAGTTGGATCAGAGTGTTTCGCCGTCCAACCGGCGCCCGGTGCCCAGCGCTAGGCAGTCGGGGAATAAGTTAGCTACGCCACACGTAGACGAACAGCACGACCATGAACGGCATGGTCAACGCGGCCACGAGGCTCATCATGCGAGCAGCTTCGCGCCGTCCACGTTGAGCAGCTTGGCGATGTCGTTCAACACCACCTGCTCCTCAGCACCAATGCCTCCCTGATCTGCCGTGTCAGCCGCAATCAGGAACACGTCCTGACGCACGGACACGTCACGGGTCATAAGGGCCTCAATGAAGCGCTTGTTCTCCATGCGGCCCGCGCGGGACTTGGCGCGGCTAAGGGCGCCGTTGAGCGCCTCTTCAATCTGCGAGGAGTTGTAGGACGCCGAGACGATGGGGTTGGCCTGCATACCCGCAATGGCAGCTTCGATTTCGCTGTCATCAATGGAGCCGTCGGCAGCGGTCACGTTGGCCGCAGCGCTAGCTACGCCCTTCAGGAACGCAGCGTCGCCAGCGTAGCTGTTGATGGTCTTTTTGGCGGTCGAGAGAATGTTGGAGAGAAAGCTCATTGTGTGTTCCTTTCAGAAGAACCAGCGAGAGAGGGGATAGCCGCGTGCGATTTTCACAGCGGCGGAAACGATGAAGACCACGCCCAAGAAGTCGAGGACGTGGTTAGCTACGACGGCAACGATCATTAGATGTCCGCGAGGTGTTTGCCGAACACATAGACCAGCAGCGAAAACGCAGCGGTAACAAGTGCCGCCGTGATGCCGCCTTCGCTTGCTGCCGCAAGGGTCAACAGCCCGAAGGCCGTGATGGAGAGCTTTTCATTATTGGTCATGGTGATTTCTTCAGTCCTCGCTGCTGATAGTGACGGAGCCGTGGTAGTCCTTCAGCCCAATCCAATTGTGGTAGTGGTAGCCGATGCTTGTTCCGGACGGGCCGTGGATCACGGTCCCGTCGAAGGGGTCTTGCATCAGGACGATTTCACCTGCTGGCGCCACCTGTAGGCGCGGCCACGTTCCCAGCTTTGGCTTCTTGCATGTCGCTTCGGTCTTCATGGTGATTTCTTCAGTCCTCGTTTGATCCAGTTGAGTAGCTTGGGATTGTCGCGGAACAGCGAGACAAGGCCGGTCTCAAAGCCCACTACGATGGGCTCCTCCAATTCTCGATCCCTGTCATTTAGGCCATCGTAAATGACATGGAGCAGCTCGTGGATAACTGTACCCACGAGCCGCTCGGGAGATTGGTGGTTAGCTGGCCAAATAGTTATCTCGGCCTTGTCGAAGTTGGTCTCTCCGTAGTCCTCACTCGGACCCGGATCGACCTTGATGCGCCAATCGTAAGCACCGACCTTGATCCTGCGAGGAAGGGTGCGGAGCACTACTTCCACATCAGGGGTCATGGGCTACTTCTCGGTGTCCAAGGCGACTTCTTGGAAGTACGCCACGGAGCCATCAGGGAAGATGGCCGACACGCGGGCGCCGGTGATGAGCATCTTGACGCCAGCGGCTTTCAGGATGCCCTTGAGGCGCTCAGCGACTTCGTTGCCGCTGATCTTAGGGGCGATATCGAGATTGAATGCGTTGTTCATTTTAGGTGTTCTCTACTGCCATGTTGAGAGCAGCAATCAGGTCGTAGACTTGGCCAAGCGTTAGCTCGACCACGTCAGCGCGATCCGATTGGTTCTCTTGTTTGATGATAAGGGTTTCTTCGGCGCGGCTCTTGAAGCGCCTAGCCCACCACACGTCCAACAGCGGAGACCCCGGAAGCGTTGTTCGCCCCGGGGTCTTGATGGTCTCTGCTGCTGGTATTTGGTAGCTAGTGCCGTGAGCGTCCCGATTAACGAGGCAGGGCATCGCGCTTGATCGTCTCGTGTGCGTAGCCCTGCACGTTGAACATCAGGCCCATCACGTCCTCGCGGGACACTGTGCCCGCCCGGTGGCTCTTCCAGACCGCGAAGAAGTGGCGGAACATCGACTTCATGTAGGCGTCAGTCGGAATGCCCTTCTGCCAGTTGTCGCTGTCACGCATGGAGCCATCAGGCATCTTGCGCTTGCCGTGCATGTACTTGGCGAACTCCTCCATAACGAGAGGCGAGAAGAAGCCCTCAAAGTCCAGCTTGTTCTCGTCAAGGTCACGGGTGGCCCCGGTGGAGAACGTGCGGACCAGCGGATTGCTCTTCTTAAGCATCTCGGCGCTCACCGGCTCAAAGAACTTCTGGCCCCAGCCGTTGGTGGTGGACCCACGGTCGTCCTCGGTCACGCGAACGGAGGCGTACTCCTCGTAGTGATCGAAGTCCTCACGCAGTTCGTAGACCTTACCGGCAGTGAAGGACCCGCCAACGTAGTTTTCAACGCAACGTACCTTGTCGCCTTTCTTAGCCTTATAGATCATCAGTCGATAATTCCCAATGCTTGCAGCGCCCCAATGGAGCGCGCGGCTGACGTGTGAATGATGTAGAGGCCGCCCTTAGCTAGCCATGCCTCGCGGTTCACCGCTCGGTCATCGATCAGAATGTCACCGGGCTTGCAGAAGTTGGGCTTCTCCTTGGTCAGACAGGTAATCACCTGATACTCGCCAAGGTAATCCTCAACCCATTCGCGCTTCTGCTTAGCCACCTTCTCCCCGTTGGTGCTCGGGATCGCCGTGAGGATCACGGGCTTGAGATGGTTTACCGGTTCGAGCAAATCCCACATGTCGGGCATGGGCTCAAGGTTGACGAAGAACCCCGGGTCCTCGTTGATCTTCTCCCAGAACTTCCCCGTGCCCCAAACGAACTCGTACTTGTAGATATTGTCGGTGCCCATTGAGCGCCCAGCGGACTTGTCGAAGTCAGCTAAGACCCCGTCTAGGTCTAAATAGAGTGTCAATTCTCAATCTCCTCAGCGCGCAGCGTGTCTGCCAGTGCAGGCAAGTTGCACCACGGATCACAGAGCTTCATGTAGCGGATGAAGGCTTCAGCCGATGCTTTCGTCGGCCAGCCCAGATGCCCACCGGGGCTCCCGTAGACGTGAATGTTATCGTGGTCATAGGGGTCCCAGTAGGTTATGCGCCAGCGTGGGGCGTCCATAGGATCGGTTCCTTCTTCTTCTTGTCCCAATCGTCCCATCGGAGAATGCGGGCCAAGCGGGCGTTGCGGAGTGCGTCTGTCTCAGTCAGTAGCTTCTTCTCGAAAGCCTTGACCACGTAGGGCCATATGCCCTCCTCGGTCGCCATGGCTTCACCCAGCAGCTTCTCTGCCCCAACAGGCCCCATACCCGGACAGCCCTTGAAGCCATCCACGGCATCGCCAGTGAGCGTTTGGAACATGTGCCAGTAGTCGGCTTCTTCCTTGGTGATGGTCAGAAGCGCGTCCCCCGTCCAAATCTTGGTGGGGATCGTCTTCATGTCCTTGTCCTGGCTGACGATGATGCAGTTAGCTCCCGGCTTGGTAGCTAGGATGCCCATCACGTCATCGGCCTCTAGGCCCGGGAATGCTTGGGTGCTGTAGGTCTCGGCCGCTTCCTGTCGGAGCGCCGCGTAACAGAGAGGCTTACGCTTCTCCTGTCGGCTCGCCTTGTACGAAGGGTCGATAGCTAGCCGGAAGTTCGGCGTCTCGTAGGTGCCGGAGAAGCAGAGCTTGATATCCTGAGTGTGGAAGCGCTGCGCCAGCTTGTCGATAGAGCCAGCGAAGTCAGACCAACAGGCTTCCTCGTTCGCCTGAAGGACGTGGTTCTGCTCGTCCCATCGGATGTCTAGCTCGTTAGCTACGCACGCACGGAAGAGGTACTCGTCTCCGTCGATCAGTAGGGTGGTCATGAGAGCACCCCCAGCATCTTCTGCGCGATGTTGACGGTAGCTGCCCGGTTCGTCGTTATCTGAACAAGCAGCTCACCGTCTCGATAGAAGTACAGGACAACTTTATCGTCCACGCGGATGACCTGAACATCGAATTGGCCACCCGCGTACTCATGATAACCGTCCATCAGTCTGCGAAGCTCGTTCCCTCGCGCCACTCATGGATGCGGGGCGGCTCATCGAATGCTGCGGACTCGGCGGCGCGAAGCTCAGCCTCTGCGCGGCCATCCTCATAGCCATCATCGTAGCTATCAGCGGCGCCGTCGTTGTATCCCTGATCGTAGCCTTTGGCTTCGCCGTCGTAGTAACCTTGGTTGTAGCCTTGGTCGAAGGCTTCAATTTCCTTGTCGTCGTTGGTCTCTGCCTTATCGCCGTAGCCGACCTTGACGCCCGCCTGAAAGGCTTCCTCCACCATGGCATCAACTTCAACCAGTAGTGCCTTCGCCTGATCCTTCGACAGAATGAGATATTGCATTGTTTCCCTCGTTTAGAAGTACCAACCCCTTGCTCGTCACGCGCCAATCTCGGCCGAACGTGTGAGGGGTAATTTCTGTTGTGATGAGCCCCATAGACGCAGCCATAGCTACAAGGTCCGCGTCACGGCGGGCTGTGTTGCTCTGGATTGCTAAGGGGCGTTCGTAGATGAATTGCAGCAGGGTATGCAGGCGGTCCATTAGTGGGTGTCCGCCCAGCTATCCCCAATGCTGTACTCGCTGTCCAAACGGATACGGAAGCCGTAGGGGTCACCGGCTTTCTGCGCTGTGGCTACTAGTGTCTCGCCAACAAAGTCAGCGTACTCTTCCCTAGCTGCCACTTGGTACTCGTCATGAACCCAAGCGCAGAAGAAGAAGTCACGCCCCGGCAGTAGCATCCCTGCCATTTCATCGAAGGCGTCCACGCCCCACTGTTTACAGAGGATCGCGCCTGCGTTCTGATTAAGCGTTGAGAACGCCGCGTAGTCCTTGCGCAGCGGGATCAGGCGCCCGTCAAGGCCCTTCACCGCCCCACGCTCAGCCACACGCTGCCTTAGCTGCGTTTGAAGCGCATCGTATCCTTCGATACCGGACGCGAAGCCGCGTCTAGCCTTGCCTCCAACCCGTCTAAGGGTGGCTTCGCTCGGTGCCAGCTCGTAGCCAAAGAACTCGCTGTAGACCGCTACCCCTTCAGGCCCCGCGTTGTTGCGGGCATTCAGGAGAGCTTCGTGAATGATAGTCCCAGCTTGGAGGTCGCCGCCGCCGTAGACTGTGGCATAGACGAACACCTTGGCGCATTCTTCTCTAAGGATGATGTGTAGTTTGTTGTGCTTATCTCGGGCCGTCCCCGGAGGAAGCAGACCAAGAGCGATAACAGCAGCCCAATGTGGGTCACCTTCAAGAAGCGTGCGACCATAGGCCCCTCCGTCGAAGTATGAGAGATAATGAGCTAGGCCGCGAAGCTCCAATCCCTGCATATCGGCGCCCACGAGCTTGTAGCCCGGTGGCACGATGAACAGGCGCCGGAAGTCGGTGCCATAGAGTTTCTTAGCTGACGGGACTTGCGCGAGATTGGGCGAGAAGTGCGCCCCGCGTCCCGTGATGGTCCCCATGGGATTGATACGCCCATGGATGCGCCCGTCTTCCCGCACTGCTGCCATGAGGCTCTGTTTCGAGCCGGTCAGCTGCGAGAGGCGCTTAGTGAGCATCAGGTACTCACCAACGCCGTGTAGCTCTGGAAACTTAGCTACAGCGCCCTCAATGGTCTCCTCGTCCAACAGAGGGCTTCCGCCGTCCGTGAACTTCGTGGGCTTCCACCCGCGCTCCTTGAGAACCTTGGCTATGTGGGCCCGCGATCCGGGGTTGAACTCGACGGTCTTCATTTTGGTGAAGCCGACGCCCTTTTTATACCCGCGCTTCGCATCGTCCTTCTTGGGGACAAACCACGCCTTAGCTGGATCGGGGGAGATAGGTTGCTCCCATGATCCAAACTCAGCCTTCAGCTTCTGCTCCAACTGGTACTGCTTCTCTAACAGCTCGACGTGGAGCCGCCCTGCGGCGGCGAAGTCAAAAGGGAAGCCAGATTCCTCAATGTGCTCGCAGAGCCCAGCTATGCGGTGCTCAAGCACGACAGCCTTCTGCGGGTACTTGTCGGGATTGAACTTCTTGTAGAGCAGGAAATTCAAGCGAACGTCCTGCATCATGTAGTCCAGCATCTCCTGCGAGAACACAGACCAGATGAACCGCTGGATAGCTACCTCGTCCGTGTAGCCAAGAGCTACCGCTTCCTGGCGCTTCACTTCGGCGTAGTCACCTTTGTGCTCACCGAGCCGATAGCCCCACGAGCCCAGCGAATGCTTGCCCTTGTATTCGGAGGGCACAGCATCATTGAGGGCATCGTCGGCCTTCAGGGCTGGATACAACAGCCGCGACACAACTAGCGTATCGGTGACCTTGACCCCAGCTCTAAGCTGCATCTGGTGGAGCTTCTTCAGGGCCGGGATGTCGAAGGCTTTGATGTTGTGTCCAATGAGTTCGTCTGCGTCGGCTAGCCTAGCTAGTGCGCCCGCAAGCGCCCCCGGCCCGTAGCTGCTCTCAACTCCGGTATCAACGTCAACGATGCCGATGCAGTGGACTTTGGAAGCTACGTAGAGAAGGCCATCCGTTTCGATGTCGAAGAGGAGGCGGCTCACCACGTACTCCACAGATGGTCCGCAATCTGGATATGTCGCACATAAGCAACCAAATCCTTACGTCGATACGCCTTCACGGCCTGCTCCCCGTGCCAATAAGCGGCGTTAGCTCGACGGCAAAGCACCTGTTTCACTTCCGGGCTGATCGCCGCGCTTAGTTCCTGCAATTTCATCTGTCTTCTCCAAATATGCAGCGGCAGCGCGTAGGACACCGGGGGTATCCTTCGCGTTACCTAGCATTAGGTTACAGTGGTGACAGAGGACGCCACGTACCTTGCCGGTGCTGTGGTTGTGGTCCAAATGCCATTTTGTTTTGGTCTCAGGGGTAGTCGTTAGGCACACGGCGCACGCGAACCCTTGTGAGGCAAACAGCGCGTCGTATTCCTCCGGTGTGATTCCGTACTTGCTTTTTAGGTTCTGTTGTCGATTTACCCCGGGCCTCTGTCGGTACTTCTTGTTCGTCTCCCGGTGCCTGTCCTTATTGGCCGCGTACCAAGCTCTAGAGCGGGCCGACGCGCGCGCCTTACGTTCTTCTTCCGTTAGAATGGGGCGCTGTCCTCTTCTGTTGTATGAGGATCGAAGCACTCCGGGCCCGCCACCTCATACTGTCCTCTCTTTACATTCCATTTGAGCCTATCCGCTTCACCAGTCTCGCCAGTAATGCGGCACTTGAGGCTACGCATCTGAGCAAAAAGCTTCTGATCGCTGTCCTGTTGGTCTCTTTCGAGTCCGAGGACGTTGAAGCTGAGCTGTTCAATAGAAGCGGACCCTCGCATATCAGTAAGACTGATTGCGTCTCCTTCATTGTAGTTCTTACCTCGCTTCAGATGGACAACAGCAATCACGCCAACGCCTGTCTCCTTGGCGAAGCTAGCTAGCTTGGTCATGAGAACGTCCACGTCTTTGCGTTCATCGCCGCTACCGCCGTTGCCCGCAGTAATCGCACTGTGAACTATGCTGATGTGATCAAGCACAATGAACCGGCAGCCACTCGCGGCCATGAAGCGCATCATGGTCAGAAGTCGGTCGCTCTCTAGCGAACCGAAGTGGTCGTAGAATAGCATCCCGTCCCAGACCACAGCGGCTAGCGCTGCGTCCCAATCGGCATCGCTGATGCTCTCGGGGTTAGCTAAGACGTTCTTTAGGGGAACACCCTGATGCAGTGCGACGTAAGCGGACACACTGGTATCGTTGTCTTCCTCAAGATAGATGTTTCCGATTTTGAGCTTGTGCTCTGTTCGGAGGTGGTAGGCGATGTGCCTTGCGATAGTTGATTTGCCGATACCGCTGCCTGCGGCAATAGTCGTGACTTCTCCATCTCGGAGCCCCATCCACATTTCGTCTAGCTTGGGCCAAGGCAGCTTGAATCCAGCGCGCCGCTTCTTCTTCAGCCGCTCCTTGGTGAACTCGCGTCCCTCGCGGATACCATCGGGCCTGTATTCCTTCGCGTCATAGTAGGCGCGCACAAGGGCTTGAGGCCCGTGCTTCATCAGGCACTCGTTAGCGTCCTTGCAATCCTCGGGCAGCCGGATGATCTTGACCTTGCCTACAGGCAATAGCTGGCAAGCTAGCTCAAGAGCCTTTTGTCCAGGCTCATCATTGTCAAAGCTGAGATAGATATGATCGAAGCTGCACAATTGCTCGTAGTGCTTCAGTATCGCCTTCCTTACTGATCCAGTACCGTTCGGTAATGATCCGCAGGGATACTTGCAGTCCCAAGCCTGCCAAAAGCTCAAGCAGTCTATCTCGCCCTCCGTAAGCGTGACGGATCGCCCCTTCGCTGGCCAAAGCCAACTCAGATAAAGCGGTGGGTCCTTCGCTTCCCCTATCCATGATCCCTTGCTTTCTGGTGTTCTGAATTTCTGCGCTATCAGCTTGCCGCCGCTGTCACGCACATTCATGATGTGGGTTTTGGTGTCGCGGTCGTACTGGTAGCCAGCTTTTCGGAGCGTCTCTTCCTTGAGGCCCCGCGAGTTCATCGCGAGAAACTCTCCCCGCCTCCACTCGCCGCTAACTACCTCTGTCGTGTCGCCGTCTGCCTTGAAATAAGTCTCACAAGCAAAACAATACCCGGACCCATCATCATAATGAGCCCGGGCATCGCTTGAGTTACACTTGTCGCAAGGCCCAGAATTGAGCCATGCCATTAAGCAACCAGAGACTTGATCTTCTCGGCAACAGCGGTTGCCTTCTCAGAAGCAGCAATGGCTTCGTCGCTGAGCTTGCCGAACTTCTGGGCAGTCGCAAGGTGGGAAACGGCCTCTTCCGTCTTGGCGACGGCAGCGGCTTCCAGCTTAGCTACGGTGCTGGTGAAGTTGGCGATGATCGCCTCAACATCGTGCTCCACAGTCGTGAAGAACGCCTTGATCTTGGAGAACATAGTCATGCGCTCCAATTAGGCGGCCAGCGAGTAGCGGCTGTACTTGGTGCCGGTGCTGTCCTCGCGCACATCGGTGACGATGTTGAAGCCCTTGCGGCGCAGCTTCAGGACCACATCAGAGAGACGGCCGATTTTGTAGACGATATTGCTCTCCATGGTGGAGATGGATCGACCGCTAGCCAGATGGCCAAGGATGGTCCTCTGCTGCGGGCTAAGGCTGACCGCGCGGAAAAACTGCGAGTTCGTCATGTCTTCTTCCTCTTCTGTTGGTGTTTGATTTCATCGATCCATTCTTGCGGAATGGTCCCCTTGTCGGCCCACTTGAACCCATGGGTTTCTGCCCACATGGCGTTGGTGGTCGGACTGCCGGGATAGATTTTGGTGCTGGCGCGTTCGTACACGACGCGAATATCAAGGCCGGGGTGCTGCTCTTTGAGGAGCAACATCTTTTGCCGCTGCTCAGCGGAGGCTTGCTTGATGCCTCCGAACTTGCCGCCGCCCCAATGGCCCTTAGCTTCTAGATAGATGTTGGTTCCGGTAATCGGAAAGTCGGGCAGATACTTCGCCTCTCGGGCGGGGACCGTGTACGGAATCTTCTCAGACTCGTACTCGTAGCCAATCCCCGCCGCGTCCAACTGCTCTGCAAGCTTCTCTTCGAGACCTGACCGATACCTACGCGCCAGCGCAGGTTTCTTGGCCATTAGAACGCCTCGTCATCGTCCTTAGCTGCGGACGGATCGAAGGGCGACTTGTCCTCGGTCTCTGCCGGGGCCTCATAGCCTTCCGCTTCCTCGAACGGGCTAACGCCATTGGCGCCACCACGCTCAAGCTTAATCACCTGCACCGCATTGAGGTACAGCTTGATACCGCCGCCGAGACCTTCGTAAATGAAGGGAGAGACGTTCACCTTGATACGTGAGCCGCCGCCGATAACAGTGCCCTCGGGGAGCTTCTTGTTCTTGGCGTCGTACAGGCCCGGCTTGTACTCCTCACCGGAGCTAACCATCAGCGTGAGGTCGCCGGTCTTCTTGTCTTTCTTCCACGGCCAGTTGGCCACTGAGGTCAAGCCAGCGTCCTTAGCCAGCTTCTTCAGCCACGCATCAATTGCGCGGTGGTCTTCGTCCCCATACTTGACACGAGTGTTCCAAGTGCGTTTCTCGGGGCCGGTTGCCTGACCCTTCGCATTCTTGGGAGTGTAGACATCGACCTTGTCGAGCTTCGGAAACACTGCGGTGCCCTCGGGGAGCGTCTTAGTAATCTTCGCCATTTAGAAATTTAGTACCGTTAGTAAGCTTTAGTTGCTGAGTGCAGCGGAGTCCGCTGCCCCCCGTTAATGGATGCGTGGACCGCATCGGGAAAAGATGGCGAACCCTCTCCGATGCGGTCATTGTCGGTCAGTCTTCCCAAGTCCCCGGGATCATCCAGTAGGAATAGGATGGCCACCACGCGGCCCCTGAAATCACGTAGTCGCAGCGCGACGCGTAATAGACTTGGATTGTCCCGTTGGCATACTCGTCCATCAGAACCCCGCATCAACGAGCGCGTTGGCGAGCGCCTTCGTCTGCTCAGTGCTGAGTGTGATAGCTGCGGTGGTCTCGTCCCTCACGGTGATAACCACGCCACCCGACCACTCCGGGCGCAGGCTCACGATCAGCGTATCGCCGAACTCGTCAGTAGTCTCGAAAACGTCGTCGTAGAAAGTCATCGGATGCTCGATGTTGGAGGTTGATAGTTACGGATTGCTCGCACCTGATAGCGGCGCTGCTGCTTCAGCCAACGCCACTCATTCAGGTCTGCAAGGGAGACAACTGGTTTCCCAGCTATCTCCTCAAGCAGATGATCGACGCGGATAATCTCCGCGACGTTGGCCGCGATGCTCAACGGGCGCCCAAGGCAATCGCGCGGTCAACGCACTTGCTGGCGCTCTCGGCAATCGCGGTGGCCAGCTTCTGGAAGTCCTCGTCGCCTGTGATCCGCAGCGTGAGCGCCGCAGCGGTCAGGGCAGCAACGGCATCCTTGGCGATGGCTTCAAAGGTGTCAGTCGAAGAGTTGCGCATGGTATTGGTTCCCTATTGGTGACTAATTAGGCAAAGGCATACTTCGCCCGTTTGACTTCGTTAAGGTCCAGCTGACCCTTCGTCGGAAGCTGCGGCAGTCGCGTTTGGTTTGCTTCTGACAACTGAGCGCTTGCTGTAGAGCGTAGGCCAGATAAAAGGTCATCTCCTTGATACATCTGCACAAACTGCTCCCGAATGATCTGATTGAACCGGGAAGCATTTGCCGGAAGGCAACCAAATGAGTCATGAACAGTCACGATGTCCGTAATGCCTTCGTCAGCGCACGCCCCCACTGTCAGGAGCAAATGGCTGGCGTCCAGCGAATGCACCCAATTGGGAGCGATGGACTGTTGGCACTTGCGTTTCTGTAGTGTCGCCTCGTCTCCCGTGGCCACGTTGACCTTGATGCGCTCGTTATGCAGCCACAGCCGAAGAACCTTCGTCGTAGCGTCATGGTAGCGGTTGATGCACGGGATGCCTGCCGGTGTGATCCAGCTAACCGGCTTCCCCTCGTGTGCCATAACGCCCGCCAGAGCCTTCAGGAAGTCCATGGCCTCAGCGGGCTTGCGGACTACCTCGGTGATCGCCGCGTATGCCACACGGCCCATATAGCGAGCCGCAGCCGCCTGCTCCTTGACGGTCCCGAAGTGATGGGGCGTCTTGTTGCGCACGGCATCGGCTTGCAGTGGTGCCATCAGGTCCTCAAAGAACTGATCGCCCATCCCGTTCGCCTCGGAGCTATAGCAGAACGTCATCGTTGACCTCTTCAACATCTTCCTGTCGATGCCGCCTTTGTAGCTAAGGAACAGCTGGGCAAAGTGGCGCTTCTTTTCGTCCTGGCCCCGTGCGTCCTCCTCGACCATACGGCGGGCAACCGCCGCCACAATGGCGTAGATGTCCTGCGGGATTGCGTTGTCCGTGAGGTTCACGAAGCGGCCTTCCTCAGCCAGCATCGCCCCCGCCATGTGCTGAAGGCCCGAACAGCTACCGTCGAAGGAAACAGGCAGATGGCACACTCGCGAGGCAGAGTCGTCCAAACACGCAACAAGCTCGCGGGTAGCAGCGAGGAACAGGAACGGGCTGTCTGCATTCGTCCATCCCAGATTGGTCAGCGGCGCCCTCACGTAGCCCCTCAGCGTCTCGATGTTCTCTCTCACCCATCGCACTCTCTCCTTCAGTGGTTTCTTGTCGAGCCCAATCCCATCGGCGCCCTTTTGGGCCCAACAGTTAGCTAAGTGTACTGATAACCAATATGTACCCTTTCGGCCAATCGGAGCCCCGTTCCTAAACAGAAACAGGCTCCGCACATGATCGCCCCGCTGGAAATTGAAGCGCGGCAACGGATACACGCGGCCCCGAAAGTCCATAGTCATTCCCGTGTAGAACTCGGGCGCCTCGGCCAGCCGGTGGGCCTCGGCCATGTCCAGAGCCAACAGCGTCAAGTCGCTATGGCGCTGCCGGTTGAGCTTCTGCGCGGAGTAGCGCTCCTCGCTAGCTAGCTTGCGCTCGTCCTGGCCCAGCGCTTGCCACTGCTCCTCCGTGAGCTTGGGCGGCACCTCGATTTTGTCGGGCACAGTGAACCCGGGGACTACGACACCGTTCGCCCTCACCTGATCCATCACGTCCAGCAGCCAAGTGTTGATCTTGAACGGGACGGCTTGCAGCGTGTTGATGCCCTTGAGCGCGGGCGCCATTGTGCCGTCAGCTATCGCCTTCTTGACCTCGGCAATCTGATCGTTGTTGTGGGCCTTCAGGAGCGAGGCTGTCTTGAACACGCTCGCATCCTCGGAGGGGCGCTGCTTGTAGCTAACCCACGGCTGCGGCGCGGTCATTCGCGGGAGCCAAACCGGGCGCCGCAAAATCATGTCCTTGATCGAGTCCGCCATGAGCCCGTGCGCCTCCTCGGACACAGTGAGCACGCGGTACTTCTCTGGGAGCCCGAGAGACTTGTTCCATTCGGTGAACTCCTCCCAGCGGAACACATCGGGCAGCCCCTGCGTGAGCAGGTCAGAGCACCACACGCCAGCAATCACGCACTCCTCTTTGCTCCACTCGTCACTGGTGAACCCGGCTTTCTTGGCCACAGCGCGGGCCGCCGCGTGGCGCATCTTCTGGTTAGAGTGCCTCTTCTCCGCGTATTGGCTAGCGCGCTCCGCGAGCTTCTTATTGGTTTTCAGGAGGTTTGCATGGAAGCATTCGGCCTCAAGGTTTTCAGCAAACATCTTGAACGCCTTCACCTGCTTCTTTGGCTGGCTGGCAACTACATGCAGGCCGGTCTGCAAGCAGACGAGAGCTACAATCTCAGGCTCTAGCTGCCTCAGCATCCGCTCAAGGTTATATTCTTGGGAGCTAGCGTGGCATTTGGTTTTCCACTTCTCCGTAAGGTACTCAGTGAGGCGGGGTAGCAGCTGTCCGCTAAGGGCCATTGCCCCGGTGGTCGATCCCTTGCCGAAGCTGGCAGCTTGTCGCTTGTCCTTCTTCTTCAGGGAAGCTGCGGCTAGCTGGTATTCCCGAGCCTCAGCTATCTGCATCTGTTCCAATCTATTCCCCTTCGTTGCTGTAGAGCGTAGGCCAGATATCGGCCAAGTGGTTGGTTTTGTTGGATAGTTGCCCAAAACAGTCCGTCTGCTATGGGCGCCCTCGACGTTCCGGGCTTATATAGTGAGGGTTAATTAGATTGCAATGGGCAATAGTCTCCCATTCGGTTCCGTCCTCCGTAGGAGCGTTTTATTCATCAGCGTCCCTAGCAAAATCAATGACTTGCGCGGAGCGTTTAGCCAACTTTTTGGCCCTGTCCCCCGCGTACTTTTCAACTTTTTTCTCAACCTGAAGATGATCCTCAAGGTCTAGCTCGTCATACTCATCATGCACATCATCGTCCATATGCCCCAGTAATTGCTTGCGAATTCCCTTTTCGACACCCGACTTCCTAAGACGCCTTACACGTGCATGGCGCAGAGAGTGAATGACGATGTTGCCCGAGACCCCCGCGCGTTTCACGGCTCGCTTGAAACAAGATAGCAATCGGTTACCATTCGGCACCTGCCCGGTAGCTATCAAAGCGCGGATGTTCTTAGCCAAATCGGCCGGAAGGGTTACAATGCGTCCCTTTCCGTTCTTAGTCTGTCCCTTATGCAGCTGGATGACCCCACGGAGAACAAGCGTTCCGTCTTCGTCCTCTACCTGTACTATGGTGATCTGTTCGGGCCTCAGCTTCTCGCAGAGTTCCCCACGGCGCAGACCAGTGTGCATCATGACCTCGACGCACAGGGCCTCTAGCTCCTCCCCGGCCTCGCGCATTAGCCGCAGGATCAGGGCATCCTGTTCGGGCAGGAGGACATCGCGGTCCCGCTTGGTTTCTTCCTCGTCCAGATAGGGCGCAGCTGGGGGCCGCTCGGCCATAATCTCTTCCTGATGGGCAAAGGCCAGAACCGCGCTCGCGGCCGACAGGTACCGGTTGATGGTGGCATTGCTAAGGGGCTCCCCGTACCTTGCGGCGCTCTTGGAGCGACCCTGTAGGCTCTCGGTGATCTTCCCCAGCGCGGCCCTAGAGACCCGCTGTACCTCATAGGAACCGATCACGGCAACGCAGTATTCCAGGCGCTGCATCAGGGAGCGGTCCTTGCCCTTCTTCCACTTCCCCCGGGGCCCGCCCTTAGCCTTGGCTAGCTCAGTGACCTCAGCGAACGTGGGGGCCCCGGTGCTGGGGGCGCCGTCAATGATCGTCGGGGGCTCCTCGCCCGTTAGCTTCACGTATAGCTCATAGCCTTCGGCATCCTTCTTGCGGTCGAACGTGCGGCGGAACCGCTTGCCCTTGACGACAACTTCGCCAAGGAACTTACCGGTCGGCTTGCCCTGCTTCTTCTCAGCGTAGGCCATGGATGAACCCCTCGATAACGATTAGCCAAATGGCGATTGAGTAGGCGATGCCTGCCAGCAGGCCCCAGTTTGTTCGACGCCGTATCCCGCCAGTGGCCTCATAGAGTGCCCACAAGGCGGCAATAACAAGCGTGGCGCGATAGTAGTAGTCCATCCGCTTCACCCGATACTCACGCGTAAGTGTAGCTAGTGTCATTAGCTAACCTTTCAGCTAAAACGAGGAGGCTCAACTCTCCCGTAATTTCATCGAGCGCTCCCAATAGACCCCGAAGTATTCCCTCCGGCGCCGCCGCGCGTATGCCCATGCATCCCTGCGCGCCGCTGTGTGGTGGGTGTAGTTCATGGGCACTAGGGAGAACTCGCCCATGTAGATGTTCCACACGCCCGGGGCATCTTCGCGCACGCTAATCATCGAAGGGACTAGCTGCCAGCGCGAGGGGCCCTCTTGTTTCCATATGAAGTCCATTAGGCACCTGCTACGCTTTGCGGCTCAGTTCCCAAGCGCGCCTAACCTTGGAAAGCAAAGCGGCGCCCTTCTCACTAATAAAGGATCGATTAATTCTAAGGTCTTTCTTGTCGCGAACCTGTTCAATCACGTTCATGCCTTCCTCGCCGCGTCGGTCGCGTTCGCCAAGGTCCAGCAGGTGGCGCGTCATGACAGCCTTATAGATGCCGAGTTCGGTAGCGTACTCGTTGACAGGCCGCCCTTCCTTCTCCGCGACCGCCAGAAAGCTAATAATGTAGCTAGCTGGTATTGTCGGGTTTAGTGCGACGAAGGGCTCCAAGGCCAAGCGTAGCGCTTTGGCAGCCTGTCTCACTTCGTCAGTCAAATGCGATTTGTACCCCATCGGTACTGCTGCGGCCATGTTGCCTCCTAAATGCGGTGCGTTGAGATAGTCTCCGTTAGTATGTGCCATGGGAATACTCCAATTACAACTTGTTTAAGATGGTACTCAACTTAGGGTGTGAAGATACGACGCAGTATAAAGTCGCGAGTGAAGCCAAGCATAAATAGGCCCACAAGGGTAACCAACCATCCACCCTGCGCCCAATGCAGCACGCCAGCCGCAACAGGTACGGTGACCAACATGGAGGCGAGACTATTACAGTTCTTGGGAGCAGGGCCGCACGGCTTAGCTACAGGTGTAATAGCTGCCCACACTTCTTCGTCAGTGTCCGCAATGTCGAACACGAGATCAGCGTGGTGATCGAAGGCGAGCGCGACATGATAGCTATCCAGCCGCGTCAGCTGCCCGGTTGCCCCAGCCGGAACGTTGTCTAGAGGGGCGGAAAGCACGAATAGGGTATCGGCCGGAATTGTAGTCATGTGATGCTCGCGCGTTTGTCGTTGTGTGCAAAAGGATACGCTTGGAAAGCTAGTCTCACACCGGGAAAAAGAGGTCAACGTTGTGCCCACGTTTTGCCGTAGTTTTACCGACAGCCTTACTGGTGGATAAACGGATTGCATGGATGGAACCCCTACAATCACGCCATAAATTGCGCGATGAACCCAATCCCCCAGGCAGCGCCGCCTAGCCACATCGCGATGCGGGCAGCTGCGGCCCATGTGTCCCGCGTCATTTGCGCTTACCCTCTAGTTTCTTGAACCATGCCGCCATAGCCTTGCGCGCCTTCTCTACCTCGCGCTCGGCGTGACGCTGATCCTCTACGTTGTAGCCGCAGGCGATTTCGTCGGTTAGGCGAGTTTCGGCAGCTACCAGCTGGCGGACTAGCTCTCGCCCTTCGTCTGCAAAACTCATTTGCGTTTCCCCTTGGCCACATCAGGGACCGGCGTTTTGTGAGCTGGCGCCCAAATGTCCGCGTTGCTCGGTAGCTTGTCCTTGGTAGCCAGCGGCGCTTTGGTCCGCTGCCCTTGGCGCTGCAACTGCATCCCCTTGGGCATTCTTGTGGACAATCTTTTAGCCATGGGCCGCTTTCCTTTCCTCGCGCGTTTGAGCCTTGCGGGCCGGTTGAGTGCTGTAGCCGTAGCGGTACATGGCGTACTCGGCCTTACGCGCGGCCATGGTAGCCTTGAGGTTACGGGTGGCATTCTTGATCACGTAGGCTTTGCTTTGCTGCATTGTCGTTACTCGGTTCAGGCGCGGCTAGCGCCGCTGGATTTGGTCTGATGAGAGTACTTAGGTTGCGATGGGTAATCAACATCTTTGTGTAGCTATTTGTAGCTAATTATCCCTCGCGCGTTATAGCGCCGCTGGCGCGGCTGGGGCCTCAGCGATCCCCGGCCTCAGTGGCCAGGTATGTAGCCATAGCTATCATTACCTCGCGCTCGTGCCCCTCGGCAGCGTAGCGCACCTCTTCCGAGATGGCAGCTGACACAGCCCGCAATGCTGCCTCGGGGAAGAGAGACCCCAACGATACAAATTGCATCGCCGTGTTATAGAGCCGGTGAGCGTCGCGCATATCAGCGTTACGCAGTGAGGCTAGTAGTTCAACGTCCCGTGTAGCCATGGGTTAATCCTCGCGCGTTGGGGGTTAGTTGACGGTGCCGTGCGTCGGGTGGGTGGCGCCTCGCGCGTTAGGCGCTTCGCTGGGCTCCAAGTCGGCCAGCTCCTCGCACATACCGCCCTCCACTTCCCGGCAATGGGGCAGCGCCTTGACGCCTTCCGTGGCAGCGTCGATAGCCTCGATTGCGTTGGGGGCGCCAACCACGGCCATGGCCTCAACGGTGCGACCATCGTTATGGGTATAGAGAACGGTGACTGCAAACAGCTTCATTGGATTAAGCCTCCTCAATTGTAATGGTTATGGTAACAGGCTCGCCGCGCTCGATGCGCGCGACGGTATCGCCCGGTAAACTTTCCCACGCCTTCAACCCGATTGCCGTGATAGCCGAAACACACAAACGGGTTTCGCGTGGCATTAGTCGGTATCCAGCGTAGTAGACCCATTTCGCTATTAGACCGCGCATAGCTCTAGTTCCTCTTTAGAAGCCCGTGGGCTCGTTTTGCTTGGTTAGGCTGGTAGGGTAGCGGCCACCCGCTGGAAAGGCACCAACGGGCAGCTAATGGCGATTGGCAGCCTATTGGGCCTGCCATGTCTGACTGCATCCGGGAAACAGCCCATCCTCATTGGGCACGAGGAACAAATCGGCCTGCATGGGCCCGGGGTTAGTCAGGCCACGCGCTAGCTTTGTCGGTACCGTCCCCTGCCCGTCGATTGAGTACAGGGGGCCCGATTGCGTGAGTGTGAGCATCAGGGGCGCCCCTTTGCGCAAGAGGCTTGTGGCTTTGCTGTTGGTCATGGTTGCCACCTTAAGCCGCCAGCTGCGCGCCGCCGTATTGGGCGAGCGTTTCCTTCAGCCATTTGACGGGCTCATTGACCATTGGATCTTTGGCGTGCGCGGCGCCAACGTAGAGAACCTCTCCGGTAATGCCCAAGGCGTTTGTGTACAATTCGCGCGCGGTCCGCTGGTAATGGTCAAAATCACCATGGGGCCAACCGCCCATGTAACCGCCCTTAGCAATGTGGTTGCATGAGGCATAGCCAAGCCCGCGCGTCACACACGGGTCTGTCAGCATGTGAGCAGCGCGCGCAAGATCAAGCGGCGCCGTGTCCAGCTTAGTGAGAACGTGCGAGCCACGGCCATAATCACCAAGACAAATCGCGGTCCAAATCTCAACCGGGCGATTAGCTGACAGCAAGCGGACCAAGGCGAGCAAGCTAGCGCCGCGCTTGCGCATAGTCTCAACGCTAATCATCGCTGACAGCGTCATTGACACGATGATGGTTAGAGGCCCCTGCTCTGTCGCAACGCGTTCGCGCCGCCGCATGGCCATTGGGTGGCCAGCGAGGAACGCGGGGACACAGGGGGAGCCGCCAACAACGTCAAGGCGATTGCGCCACACTGGCGAGACGAATTGGTCCGCCTCAAGTTTGTCTAGCAGCAACTCGGAGGCAGCAACTCCGGACAAATCACCGTTGCGCACCTGCTCTAGAGCAACATCGTATCGCTTGCTTCCATACCAGCGGTCCCCACTAGACGCGCCCTTGCGCTCCGATTGCTCCGCAGGGACAGAGGCAGCCAATTCGGCAAAACCTTGCATGTCGCACACTGCGAAATAGTCCGTTCCGCCCTTAAGGCCGCGACGCTCAGATTTGGTAATCATGTCCGTTAGTCCCTTCGCTATCTGCTCAGCCGCGCCAGCGGCGCTGAACTGCCCGAATTCTATAGGTTGCCATTAGCCTGTCAATACCAATGGCAACCTATTTGCAGATTATTTTAGGCAGCATCCACCATGCGGCGCTGTTCGGGTGTCAACTCTGCCAGATAGGTCAACTCGGCCGCTTCATCTGCCGTCATGCCAGCGGCGATGATAGCCGCACCGGCTTGCGTCATGCGCGGATCGATTTGCACCTTAACGCCCGCCTTCTGAGCATTAGCGCGTGCCTTCTGGACACGCTTGGCCCATGCCTCATTGCCGGAGATATCGCGCTCCAAAGCTTCATCGTAACCCCAGCTAATGCGGACCGGGAAGCGAGACTTGATTGCGCCGTCAAGGCGATTGCGGCCGACGAATTCAGCGGTAGCGCCGTTTCCGAACGTGTTGCCAGCGGCGATGATGATGCTATCCGGGTGGCGATCAACCAAGGCATCAGGGAATTCGGTTGAACCATTGGCCATTGCGCCAGCCAGCGCCAACAGGGGCGAGTTGTCCGAGCTATCAATCTCGTCAAACAGATAGACCGCAGGACGCCCAAATGCCTTGCGGAAAGGCGTTTCGTGATAGTTGCCAGCTGCATCCTTGAAGCCAAGCAATTGGTGATCCATCGAGATAGCGCCGTTAGTGTAGAATTCGAGGCCAAGCGCCTTTGCCAGCTGCTCAACAGCGTGCGTCTTGCCGCTACCGGTCGGGCCCACAAGCATAATGTTTGGGTGCCGACCATTGGCCTGACGTGAGCTAGCAACCTTCAGCAGCTGCTCAAACTTGGGATGAGCGCGGCCTTCAACCTTGAACGTGCTGCCATCGTATTTCTTAATCTCAATGGTGCGCACCGGGGAATGCTTGGCGATAAGGTCGGGCAGGCTATCAGCGAAGATATGCAGATGTTCGCGGACAACCTTGGACACGGCGCTCTCATCCATCGGAGCGCTACCCTGAGACTTGGCGAGCGCTTCAGCCAGCAATGCAGCTGCCGTGGCCACGTCTGACGCGGCGTTTTCATTGGTATTCATGGTGAAGGTCTCTTCCTTAGTGAAAGCCGATTGGCCGTTGTTGCTGTTGGAGTTGTTGGACTGCGCTGCGCTAGCAGTGCCTTGGGAGAGGCGAAGGATATTGAGCGAAGCGTCGCTGGTATCGTTCCAAGCGCCCTCAAGCTCAGCGAATGAGAGGCGAGCGGCATAGGTGGATAGCACGCCATTAGCGGACAGCCACTTGCGGAGCGCCAGCTTAGCGGGATGCTTTACGTCCTGTGCCATCAGGGAGAATGACAGCCCGCCCCGAACAGCATTGATTGCGAGGGATGTGGGCATTTCGTTGTTGGTGGTCATGTCGTGCTCCGGTGTGTTCATGTGGTTCGCCGTTGCCCCCATGAACACCATCTGGCACAGAGTTGCAATAGCTAATCGTTGCCCAAAGCTAACTTTAGGCCGAATGCATAACAGGGATTCCAAGGGCGCATAGCTCTGCCCTATTGGTCATAAGTGGCCAGTTAGGCGCCCAAACCGGTCATATGTGACCACTAGCCATGGGTTAGCTGGTAGGGCAGCCAATAGGCCCATATCGGTCCTATCGTAACCAGGCAACGCATATCGTCCTGGGGGAGCATGGTCCGGCAAGGGGCTGGCACGGCTTAGCGCCGCTCAGCCAAGGGCCATGGGTTGGCATGCCATGGGACGCCGCGCGCTCCACGGGCTTCCTAGGGGCTTGTGGGGGCAGTCTACGCTCTGCCAAACGAGGCAGCCCAATGACGTGCATAGACATGGTAACTATTAGTAACCGCTTGGAACCCGCAGCTATGCCTAGCTATCCCCTTAGCGGTTATGCATTCCGTATGTAGCCCAATGATATCAATGGGTTAGCTATGGCGCGGGGGAATCAAACGGGGGACAGCGCGGACCAAAGGGACTCCGTGGCGGCATGGGGCCCCCGGGCCAACGTTTGGGGCCCCCCGTCTTCCAAAAATCGGGGCTAAAGCCCTTGGCCTCTGCTCGGCTGAACAGGCCGGTGTGGGTCCCTGAGAAGTACCGTAGGGTCCCAACGGAACCCCAGGCCCCAAAACACCCCTTTTTCACCCCTGTTATCCAATGATATCAATGACTTACAGATTTATCTGGCCTACTCTGTAGAGAAAGAGGACCACGATGCCCTCTCAAAGACCCCAGTACTGCTGGGGGGGGGGGGGGGGGGGGGGGGGGGGGGGGGGGGGGGCCCGGCGGCGGCGGGGGGGCCGGG